ACATCATGCCGATTGAGGATTGGACCGAAAAGCAGGTGTTCGATTATCTGGCGCAGGTTGGTGCAGATATGCCGCCTGGATATGGTCTCGGCGAGAAAACAGGCCGCGATTGCTGGAATTGCACTGGCTTTCTGGACGACAACCGCAAACGCATCCATAATCTGCCAGACGGTAAGCGTGAAGAGATGCTGCGCCGCTTGGCAATCATCGACAAGGCAATCGACGACCAGAGGGTGCGTTATGGCTGAGATCAACGACATTGCGTCATACATCTGGCGGCGCTCCAAGGATTACAACGTAAATCCTGCAATGGCGCTCGGGATTGCGAAGTCTGAAGGACTGAACCCCAACACGATTGGGTCCGAGACATTCGGCAACCGAGATGCCAAAGGATATTCCTTTGGACCGTTCCAGCTTTATTCTGGGTCCAGCGATCCAACCAAGATTGCGCCCGGCGGCATGGCCTATGAGTTTCAGCAAAAGTTTGGGGAAGCCCCGTCTGCCGCAAACTGGCAGCAGCAGGTTGATTTCTCGCTTGGACGGATGGCTTCTAAAGGAACTGGCGATTGGTATGCCGTCCGAGATCGCGGCGGCATTGGAAACATCACCAAGATTGGCGAGAAGTATGCCGGTGAACTTGGTTTGAGCGGTGATCAGGCTGCGGCTCCTGCTGGATACACAGCACCTTGGTCCAATGCAGCCAGCACCATCGGCAACATAGATCAGAAGTATCTGAACGGCGGATTGGGCTTCATCTCGTCTCCGATTACCTGCTTACTTGGGATGTTTGGTCAGATGCCGTCAATGCCTCAGACAGCGCCAACACCGGCTGGCGGCGGTGGACGTGTCCCAGATATTCTGGCTCCTGTTGCTGGTGGAGATGATAGACTGAAGCCTGCAACTTCAATGACACCAGAGGATGCAAAAGCCATCGCCGGTCTTGCCGGGATTGGCAGCTCTCTGATGCAGGCCGGACAAGGGACGCCAAGCTGGCAACCTGGTGCTGCGGCTCCTGTGACTCGGGGCAAATGGCGTGATGACATTTTTGCCGGGCTGCTTGGCCCGCAGGCATGGGGATAGCAGACATGGCGACAATCGAAGACATCAACAGCATGTATCTCGGTCTGACCGGCGCCCCCGGCGATCCGCAGATCCTTGGCTATCTTTTAGACGCCATCAACAACGGCAGGATGACGCTGGGAGATGTGCAGGCGCTAATCGCTCCGCGACAGGTTATGCCTGCTGGTCTGCTCGGTCCTGCGCCCCAGCAGGCGCCACAGATCAACCCAGAGATCGCCAATGCCTTCATGCAGTCGCTGCTGTATCAATCGCAGTTGCCGGTCATGGATCGCATGGAAAACCCGATAGCTAGAGGTCAGGCGTATACGCCCCCCATGCCTAATGTAAATCGTGTTAATGTGGGGACAACGGCGTTGCCTAGTTGGTTGGCTGCTGCTGCTGCAAAGAAGTGAGGACGACACATGGCTGAGAATGACTTCCTGAGCGGCCTTCTTGGTGGCGTGAAAGACGTTGGCAGTTCGATTTATGGTGTCATCTCCGGCCTTCTGGGCGGCGGTGAGCAGACGCCTGCTGGTGGGCAGATGCAGGACAGCTTGTCGATGCTATCACCGGCTGATCAGAAGCGGCTGATGTTCTCGACGTTGGGCGAACTGGGTGGCGTTTTGCTTGCGGCGGGTGCTAGGCAGTCTCCTGAGAGCCGTGCGCAGGCTCTTTCCAAGCTTGGTGGCGTTGGGGGAAACATCCAGACGCAGGCTTACAACATTGCCCAGGCTAATCTGATGCGCCAGCAACTTGCTGAAAAGCAGCAGATGCTTGAGAGCCAGAAGCAGCTTGGCGAACTGGCGAAAGATCCAGAAGCCTACAAGGCGCGTTTTGGATACGATCCGACCGGCATTGCGGGATCGCAGTTGATGGCGATCAACCAGCAGATCGTGGCTCAGAGGGCAACAAACCCATATGCGCAGGAAACTGCTTTGACGCAGCTTCAAGCCAATCAGCAAACATTGGCGCAGGCTTCTGAGAAGAAAGCGGCCATTGACGCCATTCTTGCGCGCCCTGATGTTCCTCAGAATGTTAAGGATGCGATCCGGCTTGATCCATCCTTAGCGGCTAAGGTTCTTGTGCCTGAAGCTCAGAAGCCTGGCGCTGCTGTTGAGCAATACAATCTTTATCGGGCTCAGGAGATAGCAAGGAACAATGTTCCGATGAGCTTCTTTGAATATGAGACGGCTCTGAAGAAGGCGGGTCAGACGACCATCAATGTAGGCGACACCGCCGCAAAAGTGATCGCAACAGGCGCTGCGAAGATGGCCGAGGATCAGCTTGCCGCAGGTCAAACTGCGGCTGCAAATCTTGCTAGTAGCAATACAATTCGTTCCTTGCTTGATGAAGGAGCAATTACTGGGATCGGGTCTGAAAAAGCAATCTTTGTCCAGTCAGCTTTGCAGAAACTTGGGATAACTCCAGAAGATCCAAGGATCGCAAACACACGGTTGCTTATGAGCCAACTTGCGAATCGCTCTATTGATGCGGCAAGCAGAATGAAGGGTCAAGGTGCGATTACAGAGCCAGAACGCAAACTGCTTCAGGAGGCTGCTGGTTCAGACATTGCTCTTGGCGAAGGAACAATTCGGCGCATCCTCGATATTACAGATCGAGTGGATCAGGCTGCGCTGAAGCAAGGCATCGTTGCCGCTGAAGTCCTGGCTGGAACAGAAGGCATCAAGGGCACTGCGTTGGAGCGGCTATACCAGAAGCCTGCTGAACCAAAGCCATACACTCGTGCGGCCACTTTCCAAGGACAGCCAATCACGGCAAAGCTTGGCGTTGATGGGCGCTATTATGCAACCGTCAATGGTCAGCGTCTTGTGCTTCCAGAGGAGTAATTCAAATGGTTGAAATGGTCCCTGTTGAGCAAGACACCAAGCGCCGCGCACCAGAGATGGTTCCTGTTGATGCTGGCAGGCAGGTAAACACTGCTGGAATGCGGCCTGTCATCACCAGAGAAAACCTTCAGCAGTTGCAGATTGCGCCTGACATCACGTCTTTTGGCGAGCGCATGGGGCGCGGTGTGATGGACGTTGGGCAAGGGTTGAAGCAGCTTTACATGATGGCTGTTCGACCGCCTGAAGAGGCCAAAGCATACACGCAAGAGGTCAATAAAGAGATCGCGGCATATCAGGAGCGGCTTGGATCAAAGCCGGGGATGGACATTGCTCGTGGGCTTGGTTCTATGGCCGCACAGGCGCCTGCAATGCTTATCCCTGGTGGACAGGCTGCTTTGTTGCCAAGGCTTGCTGCGGGCGCTCTCAGCGGCGCTGTCACTGGCGCGTCTGAGTTCAGCCAAGAAGGCACGTTTGCCGACAAGGGGATGCAGACTGCTGTTGGCGCTGTTGGTGGCGCTGCGTTGCCAGAGGCCATGCGTGGTTTGGCGCGAGGGGCTGTTGGAGCTGGTCAAGCGGTCGTTGGCGGCATCAAGAAGATCACACCATCCAACGTTACCAATGCTGATATTCTTGCGGCAGTTCAAAGCACTGGCCGCAGCTTCGATCCTACCTTCGACGTTGGCAAGATTTCCAACGAGTTGAAGGATCAACTGTTCAAGGATGCCAAGGAGCAATTGCGCGTCTCTGGCGAGTTAGATCCGATGGCGCTTGTCCGCGTTCAGGACTTCAAGAAGCTTGGGATCGACCCGACAAAGGCGCAGATCACACGCGATCCACGGCAATGGCAGATGGAGCGCAACCTGGCGCAAGTTGCTGGCGTTGGCGATCCTCTCTTGCAGAGGTATTCGCAGCAGCCTGGGCAGCTAATCTCGGCGCTGGAACAGATGCGCCCTGGACAGCAGATGCCTGCCTATGAAGCTGGTGCGCAGGCTATGGCTGCGGCTGGGTCGCGATTCCAGAAGAGCGGAACCTATGGCGATCTTGGCAGGCAGATTGACGAGATTTACACGGCGGCTAGAAATGCGCCGGGGGCAAATGCGGAACTTCCGTTTGACGCCTATCGCTCTCGCATCTTGGACACGCTCGATCAGTTTGAGGACAAGATCCCATCCCCCGTGAAGAAGCGCATCGAGCAATTCGGTGCTGACGATGGCCGCCCGTTCAGCATCAAGGAAGCTATCAAGTTCCGTGAAATGTTGACGCAAAGGGCTGCATCGGCAGACCCAGAGCAGGCCGTGGCGCTTTCCACGTTAAAGAAGAACCTCGATAAATTCTTTATCGAGACGGCTGAGACATCCGGAGATAATGCTGTTGAGGCTATCAACCTGTTCAAGCAGGGGATTGATGCTTCTGCCGCAAGGGCTCGCGCTTTCCAGACGCCTGGGCTTCAATCCGCAATTGATGAGAAGGTTGCGGCGGAAGACTTCATCAAGAGCCACGTCATCGGCGGCAAGGTTGATGATCTTCGGAAGCTGAAAGCCACGCTTTCTCGCACAGACATTTCTCCAGAGCAGCAGGCCGCTAACTTGCAGGCTTGGGAGAATATCAGGGGGCAGGTGGTTCAGAACCTGATCGACAAAGCAGCCCCGAGTGGAGAAGGCTTCTCCCAGGCTGCATATCGGAAGGCGTTCTCTGATCTTGGCGCTCCGACAGGCAAGGGAAACTCAAAGCTTGAGATCCTGTTTAGCCCTGAAGAGATTGGAACGCTCTCGACCGTGCGTCGAGTGTCTGAGTCTGCATTTGCCCAGCCTGTCAGCGGTGGCATTGCAATCGAAAATAGGTCTGGAACGGCGGCTGGTCTTGCCAATTTGCTCGGGAGGATACCTGTTGCAAAACAGATCGCGGAGGCGGCTACTCAAGCCGGTCAGGTTGGTGCGGTCCAGCAGGCATTGGCGGCATCTCCGGTTCAGACTGCTGCGACGGCAACGGCTCAACAGGCGCTTCGTGACGCTGCGGCCAGGGCTATCGGGGGTGGCGGATTCACCCCATATGCTCCGGCATCTACTGCAATTCTCCAGCAGTTGCGCGAGAGACCGCAGGGCGGATTGCTCGGCCAGTAGCGCCTAACTCACTGATTATTAACGATAAATGGCGGTTGTGGAAAAAATATCCATGACCGCCATTTTTCCTGTTTACAAAATCTTTTTTGCATAATAAATTATTTTACATGGGCTGGTGATTCGCACCGCCCTGCAACGGGGTCAAACGATATGTATGCAGTTCTTTACCGTACCAAGGATGCCGGATGGCGTCATGTTGGCGATCATGCCGCAATGTTCAATACGCTGCGCGATGCCTGCCGATACGCAATCAAGATGAATGGAGACCGCACTGGTCCTTTCTATTATTGGGTGGCGTGATGCGAGTGCTGGTTGCCTGCGAATATAGCGCAACTGTCAGGGATGCATTCAGGGCAAATGGGCATGATGCTTGGTCCTGCGATCTGTTGCCATGCGATGCAGATCCAACATGGCATCATCAATGTGATGTGGCAGACATTATAGATCATGACTGGGATCTGATGATCGCGCATCCGCCTTGCACTCATTTGGCTGTAAGTGGAGCGCGCTGGTTCAAGGACAAGGCGGCGGAGCAGGAGCTTGCATTGATGTTTGTGCAGAACCTGATGGGTGCAGATATCCCACGCATAGCCATCGAAAATCCGGTTTCGATCATATCAAGCCGCATCAGAAAACCAGATCAGATCATCCAGCCTTGGATGTTCGGGCATGAAGCTACAAAGACCACATGCTTATGGCTGAAAGGATTGCCAAAACTGGAGCCAACATCTGTTGTTGGGAGAGGTGATAGGCACGTCACCAAGTCAGGGAAAAGCCTGCCTGCTTGGTACAATCTGCCACCTTCTGCTGATAGGTGGAAAATCAGATCAGCAACATTCAAAGGAATTGCCAAGGCAATGGCAGGTCAATGGGGGGAACTATGAAAATCGAAAGCGAGTTTCCAACGGAATACATTGAACTCCAGATAGCCGCCCGCAACATCGCTGACTGTTCTCTGCTGGTTTACTACGCCACGGATGAGGCTGCGCAACTGCGGCACAAGCTGGAACTCCAGCATCATCTCAAGCGGTTCAAGAAAATCATGGAGGAACTGGAATGTCAGGGATGAAGCAAGCCCACTATTGGGAGCGGCAGGAGGATCGCTGGCATCAGCAGTATCTCTTGGCAGAACGTCTTTGCGACACATTGGAGCAGCGCATATATGAACTGGAACAGGCTATCATCGACGCTGACAAATATCCGATGCCGTTGGAGCTTAGGCAGAAACTTAAAAAAGCTTTGGGAGGCAATCATGCGGGTCAGTAGCATCAACAGACCAATCTTCAATATGAAGTTCAACAGGCCGCTCATGCAGCGCAAATGCCCGCTCTGCAATCTGACGACAGGTGTTCTGATCCCGCAGAACCAGGCTCTTCGGGAGCTGGGGATCTACGGTGGCACACATGCACATTTGGTTTGCGTTCAGGATGCACGGGAGCAACGGCAATGACGCAGACAGTCCAGCAGTTGCATGATCGCATTGCAGAACTGGAGGAAGAGATCCGCCAGCTCCGCACCGATATGATCCCGACTGATGCAACTTTCTTAGACTTCTTGAGCAAGCATCAAATGAAGCTGCTACTCGGCATCTATAACCGCAAAGTCGCGGACTATGCTTTCATCGACAGGATCACCGAGCAGGGCGACAGATACAATCGCTACACCGACATAAACCATGAGGCTTTGCGCAACCGAGTGTCGATCTGGAAGCTCCGCCAGAAGATGCGAGAACACGGCATCGAGATAAAGACGTGGCGTGGTGTCGGCTACTATCTGGATGATGAGAACAAGGCCAAACTAAAGCAATTGATGGAGAAGAAAGATGACGCTGATTGAAATGCTGCGCGCCAACGGGAGTTGGGAAACTGATGCTGCGGCAAGCAAATTACAGTCACAAACCGACCGCATCGAGAAGCTGGAGGCGGCGCTGCGAGAGATCATCGAGATGGATCCGCTGCGGCCAGCGTTCAACTGCCGAGACATTGCCCGCAAAGCATTGGAGAGGAACGATGAAACCGTCGGATAAAATATGGCTGGAACCAGAGTGCGACGAATGTGACGAGCGTTGTTGGTCTTGCGTGCCATTTGATGACTGCGAAGAATGCGGAAAAGAAACCATCGGATATGTATGCGACGACATTGTTCTCGCTTTTAACGCTGAAGCATCGCGCATGTTTGCCCGCATCGAGAAGCTGGAGGCGGCGCTGGAGAAGATCGCACAACATGACATGCAAGCAATTGCGATGGACGCTTTGCGCCCAGGTGAACGCATAAGGGAGAGAAATAATGACTGACTATCAACTGGCTCTTCTTAACATCGTATCAACCATGTTCACGCTGGTTATCGTGATTGGCTGCAACGGCGCAGTTTTATTCCTCGGATTAATGATTTGGCAACTTATTCAGGATAGGTTCGATCTGTAACGCAAACACGGGATCAAAACGATGAAAACGGTTATCTACGAAATCATCAATATATTCGCTGCATTCGCGGCAGTCTCCATGATCTTCACCACCTGCATCATCCTGGGAGGTTAAGATGAAGCCAATCACATGCGAAATAGGATTTGACGGGGTCTATTCCGTCAAATACTTTAACAGGCAAATCGGCTGGATACAGCAAAGCAAGGTCAAAAAGCTATGGAGGGCGCTAAGTTGGAACGGGGACTTGAAACACACAAAAACGCTTCGAGAGGCACGACGCTACCTGGTGGAGAATTTCAGGTAAAGGATTGGGAGCAGCACTACAAGGATGTGCGCAACAGGCTCAACGGCATCAAGGCCCAGCCAAAGCAGATCGAGATTATCATTCCACCGGCTGAGACGCTGGTTCTTCCAGAGCCAGAACCAGAACCACAAAAGCCAATGTTCTCCCGCGATGACCTGCTAATTACTGAGGGGTGTCTGCGGGATCGGGTCAGGCATATCGTTCTGCCGATCCTGCGCAAACACAATATGACATGGAGGCAGTTAGTTGGACAATGCAGAACACGACCATACGTCCTACTCCGACGCGAGGCTTGGTTTGCTCTTGTCTCAAATGGATACGGAATTGCGGAGACAGGGCGGATCTGTAATCGAGACCACACCAGCATCTTACACGCGATCAAACAATGGAAGCTCAATAATGGAACAGAATATCGACAATATCTTATCAGCGAGGGAGACAACGCACGGCTCATATGTGGAGCAATCAACGGCATCGCAGACGCTAAAACGCCTATGTGAGCAGGCTAGGAACTGGGATCAGATGCCGTGTTACATGCGTGAGAGCGTTCACCTGATCCAACAGAAAGTCGCTCGCATTATCTGCGGCGATCCTTGGGAACGAGATCACTGGGTGGACATCATGGGTTACGCAGCCCTGGTTCTGCGGGAGTTAGACAGGTTGCAAGAGGAGGCAAGAAATGACGGAACAAGCCAATAACCAACTGACACGCATCGTCGAGCGCATTGAAAAGCAGGAGGATGAGATCAGCCTTCTGAAGCAGGATGTGAAGGACATTTATACCGAGGCAAAGGGCAACGGCTACGACATCAAGATCATCCGCAAGATCATCACGATGCGGAAGATGGACGACACCAAGCGCAAGGAAGAAAGCGCGATCCTTGCAGCCTATATGCGCGAAATCGGGATGACGCCTTTAGAGATGGTTATCCAAAAAAACAGGGATGCTGAATAATGGAACGGAACGCAGAGACCTGTCTCACATGCAAGTTCACGAAAGAGAAAACAGGTGGATCTCTCACATGCCAGCGCTATCCAACGGCTACTAGGGTTGCCAGGACGCAATGGTGCGGCGAGTGGCAGGCAGACAAGATCCCGACTGAACGGCGTAAGCGCTCTGCAATGGAGATCGTTGATCCCGTTCTGAGCAAGGAGGCCGAGGAATGAGCTACAGAGTTCGCAACACGCAGGACTTCTTCAGGATCATTGAGAAGGAGCGCAAGCGGCAGGAGAAATCCACGAGAGCCGTCAGCGACGAAGCCAATGTGTCTTCGGCAACCTATTCTGCCTCGATGAAGTCTGGATCTTGCACCCTGAAAACAGCTCTGGCCTATGCAAAGGTCATGGGCTTTGAAGTGAGGCTCGAATGGCCGTGATACTTGCAATTGATCCAGGCGCATCAGGGGCGCTGGCGTTCTTCAACCCAGAGACAGGTATGCTCGACGTTGAGGATATGCCGACGCTGGAGGTCAAGCGCGGAAACAAGATGAAGCGTGAGATCAGTCCGCAGATGCTGGCTGGGATCATTGCATCACGCAACCCAGACAGAGCCATTATCGAACTGGTGGGGGCGATGCCTGGTCAAGGCGTCACATCAATGTTTGCCTTCGGGAAATCCTACGGTCTGTGCATTGGCATATGCTCTGGCCTACAGATCCCGATTGAGCATGTGACGCCTCAAAAGTGGAAGAAAGCAGTCGGCGCCCGCGAGGGCAAAGATGGAAACAGGATGCGGGCGGCAGAGTGCTTTCCCGCATATGCCCACCTGTTTCGACGGGTCAAAGATGACGGTCGAGCGGATGCCGCTCTGATCGCCTTCTGGGCAGCAACGCAATAGGAGAGGACCAATGGAAAACGACTACTTCAAGCTGGAGGCTCTATCAGCTTCCGGGGCTAAACTGATCGCCCGTTCGCCAGCGCATTACAAAGCCGCGATGGAGATGCAGAGGACGCCAACGCCAGCGCAGATCTTCGGGACCGTGGTTCACGCCATGATCCTGGAGCCGCACAAGTCTCACGCCAGCCTGTTCAGCGTCAAAGAATTGAATTGGACTACTAAGGAAGGAAAGGAAGAGAAGGCAAAGCTTGAGCGGGTCGGTTTGCCCATCATCTCAGTTGCTGATCTCGATAAGGCGCTGCGGATGCGCGACAGTGTGTGGGCGCATTCCCACGCGGCTGAGTTGCTGACGGGTTGCCGGACAGAGGTCGAGGCCACCTGGACCGGCTATGAAGCGAAGGTGAAATGCAAAGGAGGCATCGACGCCATCGGAGCCAGCGGCATCGTCGATGTGAAGACCACGATCGACGCCTCGCCAGAAGCCTTTGCCAGAGCCATCAGGCAATATGGCTACTATATGCAGGCCGCTCATTACATCGATGGAGTGGCGGAGATCGAAGGCGGGATTGCGCCTTTCACATTCATCGCTGTTGAAAAGCAGCCACCATATGCGGTTGCCTGTTATACGCTTTCCAACGATAGCCTCGCGGCTGGGTGGGCAGCGATGAACAGGATCGCCAAGATATATTCCGACTGCATCAACACCAATGTGTGGCCGGGATATGAAGGGAAGTCTGTCGAGCTATCAATCCCGATTAATCTAGATACGGCAGTTGCCGATCTGGAGCTTGAAGACTTCTGAAACGTCGAACCGAAGGAAACGTGAAAATGGAAAACGCAAACACACGCATTGTTGTTAAGGACGCTCGCATGGCCTACATCCACCTGCTGGAGCCTCGTGCTGCGGCAGAGGGTGCAGAACCCAAATACAGCGTCACTCTGATCATCCCGAAGACGGACGAAGCAGGCATCGCAGCGATCAAGGCTGCAATGAAAGCGGCGGTCTCCAAGAAGTTCGGTGACAAGCCGCCGAAGGGTCTGCGCAACCCGCTGAGAGACGGCGATGAGAAGGATGGCGAGTCTGGCGAGTACATGAAGGGGGACGAGTTCAGGGGCAACTGGTATTTGTCAGCCAGCAGCAAGAAGCCGGTTCGCGCTCTTGCAGGCAAGGCTCGCCTTCCAGCAACAGAAGATCATCTGCAATCCGGCAACTATGGGGCGGCAGAACTGAACTTCTACGGCTATGACGCTGCGGGCAACCGTGGTGTCGCGGCTGGGTTGAACGGTGTCTGGATCACGCGGAAGGGTGAGCCTCTCGGCTCCGGCGCCACAGACTGGGGCGTCATCGAGGCCGAGGACTTCGGAGCGACTGCAACCACTGGAAACGTCATTACGTCATCTGATGACGTATTCTAGTTTTTGAAAAGAAAGACGGCGCAGCAGGGGTCAGTCTGCTGCGCCGTCAATCGCCTCAACGCCGGGAGGAGGAGCGGAGGCAATGGCTAAATTTAACACCTTGAAAGACACGCTGCAAATTGCAGACGAGTATTTCGGCTATGTCGAGCTTTATGCACGGCTGGCACGGGACTTTGTATCAGTTGGAGATTTGCCGGGGGCGAACTACGCTCAGAGATCCTTGGTTGCCTATGTCCGCGCCGCCCAGCGAGAACTAGTTGCCGCGATGGACATCAGCATCGAGGCCAAGGAACAGGCTGGAATAGATGCGGTCGCCGGTCAGGGCGATGAGGTCAGCGCAGACGATGATTGGTGGAAGTGATGGGGAACACATTCGATGACGACGATTTCTTTTCAGACTTGCAACACGATCTGGACGCCAAGTCAGAGGCGCTAGAAGCCAAGAAGCCCCAGAAGCAGGTGGCTGGCAACACGCCAGAGGAACCACCGATTAAGCGTACCCTGTTCCTCGGCGATCCCTGGGAAGACAAGCTTGTCGTCGATCAGAAGGGCTGGGCAGTCTCCAACCATGCCAATCTCGCCCATACGATCCGCAACCACGGTGAATGGACAGAGGCGCTGGCCTACAACAGCTTCACCGGACGCAAGATCCTGCTGAAGCCGATCCCAGGCACCCCGGCAAACAAGCAGTTCAAGCCTCGGGAGATCGAAGACCGCGACATCTTGAGCGCGACAAGCTGGTTTAACCGGAACTTGTTTCCGCGAGCAGCCAAGAGCCAGGTTGCCGACGCCATCGACGATGTGGTGTTCGACGCCATCATCAATCCCGTGAAGCACTTCCTGGAGGACTGCGAAGCGGCATGGGATCAGCAACCGAGGCTGGATAAATGGCTGGCAACCTATGCCGGTGTCGAGATCGAAGATCCTGCCCATAGCCAGTACGTCGAGGAGGTCGGGATCAAATGGTGCGTCAGCGCGGTTGCGAGGGTCATGGAGCCCGGTTGCAAGGCTGACGGTGTACTTATCCTGGAAGGCAGCCAAGGGGCTGGGAAGAGCACCGCAGCCAAGGTGCTGGCCGGAACAGAGTTCTTCGGCGATAGTCTGCCTCCGATGCACTCCAAAGAGGCCAGCGGCTACGTCCGAGGGCGCTGGATCATTGAACTGGCCGAACTCGCCAACGTCAGCAAGGCCGAGGTGGAAGTGGTCAAAGCGTTTATCAGCAGATCCGAAGAGCGGTTCAGACCGCCATACGGCAGGAACGAGGTCACCTTCCCCCGGCAATGTGTGTTCATTGGCTCGACCAACCGAACGGACTATCTGCGGGACGACACCGGAAACAGGCGGTTCTGGCCGGTGAAGGTGGGCAGGATCGACACAGAGGCTCTCCAGCAGGATCGGGTGCAGATATGGGGCGAGGCAGTCCATAGATACCGCCAAGGCGAGCAGTGGTGGCTTACACGGTCAGCGGAGACCATCGCAGCGCAGGAGACCAAGGCCAGGCTCATAGACGACCCCTGGACGTCTGAGGTGCTATCCAAGGTGCTGGGCAAGCAGGAGACATGCGTGAGCCAGATCATGTCTGACATGCTGATCGAGGTCTCAAGGCGCGACAGGATGATGAGCAACCGGGTTGTCTCGATCCTGCTTCAGAATGGGTGGAGCAGGGATGGGCAGTTCACAGCGCAACCCAATAAGGGGCAGGCGAAGTTCGTGAAGAAGGGGTGAGCAAATGGAAGAAGATGAAATCATCATTGAAGACACAGAGGCAAATGGTGACGACTGGGATGGCTGGGATGATGGTCAGCCAACTGAAGCACAGGAATGGCATGATTACGATCAGGACTGTGCTGCGCCATTCACGGATGTTTCAACCGTCACTGAGTATGGATTAACGCAGAAACTTTCCAATGCCGTTAGGTGCTTCTGATCCCTTTGCCTTCCCATACCTATGGTCTTGGTATGGGAAGGTATGGGAATGGCGCTACTTGATGCGCCAGACGCGGATGACGCATTCATGGGGATAGACCTTGGTCTTGAAGCGGCGGAACTCTCCAGCCTTTTCAAGGCCGAGTTTAACCCCTTGGATCGAAGCCCTGACTTTGATGATGCTCGTGCTAACGAGGTTGAGATTGATAACCAAGCAGTCATCTTTCTCCATATCCCTGAACTGCTGCGCGAAGCTAATGGGGGCAGGTTCGCGGGTCTTGCGGTATACCTGTTCTTTCTGCATTTCGTATCCTTTCGCGAGATCATATAAACCCTACACAATAGTATTAACACAATGGTGAATGGTGTCCAGTTTCACGGATGTTATTGTTCTGCTCATGGCAGATAGAACGGTAGACAGGACGGGTAGATAGGGCATTTTTAGAGGTGGCCGTCTACCGCCAGCAGGGGGTAGATAGCAGTAGACTGTTCTGACTTACCTTGAAATATTGATTATCTTATTGATATTGCTACAGGATAATATGGGGCGGTAGATAGCTGCTTGAACTAACGCCTATTTGGCAAGTCTCCACGGCTCGAAGGCGGCTATCTACCAATA